CGGACTAATTTTTGGTGCAACCCAAGTGCAAGGCTAGTCATTTCCTCATCTGAGCCAAACCACTGATTTTTAGACTGCCAATCTGCGGCTTTTGGATCAGGCACCTGAGTGGATGGTTGTGGTTGTACAACAGTTTCAGTTTTCTGTAAAGGGGGAAGCTTGTAATTCTGCACACGGTCAGCGCGGATCTTTGCAGCTGTCAAAGCTTCTTGGGCTTCAACAAGCTGATCTGAATCCCCCGACTCGTAGGCTTCCTTGTACTTTTTCTTTGCTTGCTCAAGCTCAACTGCAACACGAGCCTTAGCCTGCTCAAGCAAAGCTTCCTGATTCTTATTGACCGATTGTTTAAGCTGATTGTTTTCCTCCATCAGCTTCTGAGCCAATTTAAGCGCTTCTTCACGTTCACGCTGCGCAGCTTCTGCCTTGCGACGTTCATCGTGATAGCCCTTAGTAAAGTGCTGAATACGCTTTTTGACGTTGTCAGAGTAGCTATTTAACTCATCTTCCGTCGGATCTTCAGGGGGTGCAGAGGGTTTGCGGTTGCGATCTTTTGGCGGTGTGTCATCTACCACCTCAATCTCAATATCACTTTCAGCCTTAACCTCTTCCTTGGGCGCTGGAGTAGGAGTTGGCTCTACTTTTTGGGGTTTAGGATTAACGTCCAAGACATTCTCAGCAGAGGAAACCTCTACCTCAACACCATCTTTCGGCGGTTTGTCTGGGTCAGGGAACTGGAATTCAACTTTTTCAAATGGCATTTTTCACCTCATGCACGCGTTACGCCACGCGGATCGGCAACAACAGCTTCAATGCTGTCATCGTTTAAGAGCCTGTACTCTTGGCTATTAACTTTGAAGCGGGTACCTGAGTTAGGCCGGAACATCACAAAATCACCAACCTTGCACCAAGGACCGTTTGGAAACCTATCTTTATCAGCATAAGCTTGCTCGCCCATATCAACTACAGCGCCCATCATGGAGAGAACACGTTCAGCATTTTTAGTTGAATCAGCTTTCATCAACCCAGACTCATACGCGTCGTCAACTTGAGGGAGCGCAACAAGCAGGTGATACCCCACTGGTTTAGGTAGTTGGGCTTCAAAGTCCGCATCAGTTACCTGAGCATCAGTCATCGTCGTCATCCATATAGTTTTGCGCGAGGTCTTGTACTTCACGCTGTGCGGTCTCTAGTCCTCGAATCAAGCCACACAGTTCTCGGTATTCGGCGTAGTCCTTACTAGCACCAGATACAAGCGAGTCAGCAACCGCGTTTCTATGCGCGGCGATTTTTTCATTCAGCACGTCAAAGACGGTCTTGGCCATTATCAGCCTCTAGGTTTGTTAAGTGCAGACGCCGCTTTCATTGCTTCAATCTGAAGCTTTGCCTGATCAATCTGTGCATCCGTCTGGTCTTTCTGCATCTTGCGCTGAACGTCTTGAGCTTTGATCTGTAGCTCCTGCTGTTGAAGCTGGAACATCGGATCTTGTTGGATCTGCTGCGCTTGCGCCTGCGCCGCTTTCTGTTGGTTCATCTGAGTAACCTGTTGACCGGCTTCTGCAATCACACGGCTAAGCTCAACCTCGATACCTTCAGGCAGCTCTTCGTTCGGAGGCGGCAGGGATACGCCAAGCCGCTCCTCCACCATACTGCGGTACTTGAACCCAAGGTGCTCGGCGATATGCGCTTGCAGGGACGCCATAATCTGGTTTGCCATCGGGTTCTGCCCAATTGCCTGCCCAATCATCGGGTCCTGCATAAACGCTTGGTGCGCGGTTAAGTGCGCATCGTGGTCCTGATAAATAAACGCTTTGAGAGGTTTGCCAACCAATGCACCCATGTTCTCGGACACAGGATCACGCGGCTTCGCATCTTCAGCTGTTGGCACTAACTTGTCAGCGTTACGAATGCCCAACGTCTCAATCATCTGCCGGTGCAGATAGGGCAAGTCATAGATCTGTGGCGCGTTTTGCGCCATCTGGAACACCGCCTGATACTGCACAACCCGCTGCGCCATCGTGCTGCTGTTGGGGTCGCTGACAGGAATCACTTCCACCATCGCGTAGTCTTCACTACGTGCACGACGGTCTACACCTTCAGGGATGTAGTCATACGGCTCATCTGCATACTCGGCAATAATTTCTTTAAGGAGTTTGAACTCCTGCTTCATCGCAAAGTGCACACGAGCCTGCACAGCCGTCATTGGTTTAAGTGCACGTTCGAGCAGTGCAAGGGTGGTGCCTACAGGAGCCTGAGCGCTCATGTCGGAGATGTTCATGTCGCTGATTGCACCCAGCCTTCTGCCTTCTTGCGTAATCCGCTCAAGCAGTTGAGCTAAGACTTGTGACGGCTCCTTATAAGGAAGCGTCATGATGTTGTCCCGTACCGTCCCACTCGGCACGTCCACATCTCTAAACTCACCCGGCGCAATAGGTGTGTCATCGCCCTTAATACGCAGCCCACGGGACTTCAGTCCGCCTGGAAGGTTACTCAGTGTGCCCGCATCAACCAGCTGTCTGATGATGCTCGTACCTGCACGGGCATAACCACCGATAATGTGAATCAAACCCAGACAGTAGAACCCGAACCCCGGCACATAGCCATAATGCACAAAGTGCTGACGTGGCCGCTTCAGTGCATCTGTGGGGTCATAGTTCCGCCGAATGGCTAAGACGGTGTTTGTACCCTTGTCAATGGTCACAACGTAAGGCTTAGCCAGATCGTCTTCGTCATCTACACCATTGAGCTTCAGCTCGGCATGGATCTCATAGAGGGCATAGCGATCATCTGAAGTTAAGGTGAACCCACCCTCTTCGGCTTTTTTCTTCTCAATATCCGTGTAAAACTGCACAGGCTCGCCTAGCTCAACCTCACGATAAAACCCAGCAGCCTGCAGATGCTCAAGCTCATTCTTGGTCTTACGCATGATGTGCGTCACGCGCTCAGCCATCTCTAAATGAGACGTGCCATAGGGCACGATGACATCCTCGGCGGGAATGTAAATAGATACTTGACGCCCAAGCCGTGGATCAACATACACTTTCTTAAATGCAGAGCCCGCAAGGCCAAGGCTGTAAAGCATTCTTTCATGCTCACTGCGGTACTCCACCATACGCTCCGTGAGCTGGTAGTTCATATCCGCCTTGACCCGCATGGCGGCTTCTTCTTTTTCTTTGGTCACACGACCAAGAATCTTTGTCTTCACCGGCCCCTGTGCAGGGAAAGTCTCTGCCATAGTCTCGGCTTGGAACCGAATGGCTGCTTCAGCAAGCAACGTGGAATACACACCACAAGCGTCATCCCACGGTTCAGTACGATCTTCGTACTTAAAACCTAAGACCTCTAAACCCTTAACGTACGTATCTGCCCAGTCTTTACGAGCGTTGATATCTGCATCAACAAGACCCACTAGCTCGCTAGCCAAGTTATTTAGCTCACCTTCGTCGAGCACTTCTGCTAGATTTTCATCAAACGCACCTTCACTCTCGGCTTCTTCCGGCACCAGTGTGATCTCTACACTGCCATCTGCAAGAGTGACCATCTCGGGGTTTTGGATTTCAATCTCTAACGCAGGCTGATCCTCCATGAAATCAATCCCTGTTGGTGCAGCATACAAACCTTTATCCATCAAGCTGGTTGCCATGATCTTTCCTTAGTAATAACCACCACGTGCGCGTCGTGAGGGCGTCTCAGGTTCTTCGTAGTCCGTGTTCAGTTTGAGCAGCCCACCCTTACGAATGCGCATCAGGGCAAGCGTACAAGCATCCACATCATCGTCATGCTCGCTGTTCGGGAAGGCTATTAGTTCCTCAACAACCTCAGAGGCCCACCACGTCTCTGGGAACCAAACCTGCCCGCTTGAGAACATATCGCTTATTGCATTAACACGTGCAATCTTATCCTGCCCCTTACCCGGACTGAAGTCCTGTACGTAAATCCCCGACCTTCTCAATTCATCCACCAGGGGTTGCCCCGACGCTTTAGTCTCCACAATGAGCGTATCAGGCGTCCAATCTTTATACTGCTGCAGAGCCGTTTTCTTAAGCTCAGGAAACTCGTACTTACCCTTGACTCGGTTTAGCAGAATGACGTTATCAATGCCATCTTCTGTGGTCCAAACCCCCCATGTATGGCATACCGAGTAGTCCGAACGCTCTTTTGTGGTCATAGCCGTATCCCATGACTGCACGGTATAGTCCACCGAAGGTGGATCTTCTTTGGTCCACCACTTAATTGCGTCTTTCTTGATAATGGCCGACTCTTGTGCCGTCGGCGTCTGCTGATACTGTGCACTCCACTGCCATGCAGGCATCGAAGCCTTGGTTCGCAGCAGCGTTTCTAGCGGCCACTGCTCTGGCCACAGCGATTTTTCTATGACTTGGGGTGCTTCTGGGTCATACGACGGGTCATCGGGGTCTGCAGCAGGGTTGGGGACCTCTAAAATGGCTGGGAACTCAAAAATTTCGTACTGATCAGCCTCTGGATTGAGTAACGCATCCTTAGTTAGCCGTCCAATAAGATCTCGCTGATGCCAACGCGTGTGCAAAATGGCAATCCGACCCCCAGGCATCAGACGTGTGCGTAAACCCGTACGAAACCACTCATAAACAACATCCAAAGAAGCCGTGTTTCCGCTTTTTATGTCCTGCTCGGACAACGGATCGTCTACAACCGCTAAATGAGCCCC